CATCTTGAGTGATATGCCCCATTATCTTAATCATTAATCTTAATGCTTGCTTATACATCTTAGCCACCAACCAAGTTTAGGAATTTATTACCCGTTTTTGTTTTGGCTTTTTTCTGTTGCGTTTCCCTAGTCTGCACCGTGTATGCATCCGATGGCGCAAGCGTAAATGTCGTGGTTGAGCCAACGCCACCCTCAGGACTACTAACAGCATTAATAAATTTTAGTCCTGTTATAAGCATTTTAGCATCAAGATCTAGGAATTCATCAAGTATATAAATTTGCCTATTAACTTGGTACATTTCATCATCAACGCCAGAATTACCACTGATTAAAATTATTGGTTGCTGTGATTTTATTCGTCGATAGTTTGCCTCCCATTTTGCCCGCTCTGTGCAGTCGTCAGCGTCGCCAGCCTGCTCTAAATACTGTATTAGAGTTCTGCCAGATCTTATTGAGTCATCTATTTCAACAGAGCTTATAGGCTCTGTTATTGTAGTTTCAGCGAAACTAAATGCTTTAGCGCTTGGGTTTTGCTGGCTATGGAAAATATATTTATTGTAGCGACTTGATAGATCATAGTTACCAGAGCCGGACTTAATATTATTTTGCCCGTCTGGGTTTCCGATGCGATTAATAAGCTGTGACTTTAAAGAAGCTTTAGACCCTTTTTGTATTACAAAATTTCCACTTCCATCTGTCCCGATCAAAGATTGCCTTTTTCTGGCGTAGCTTTCTATAAACTCGAATGCATTCATGCCAACTGAGCTTGATAGGAATTCATCTTCGCTAAAATCTTTTATAGTTGTTGTATCAATAACGCCAATATGACTAAGGCCCATTTGTCTTAAAATGGTTTCAAACATCACTTTTAAAGAAATTGGGCCTTCAAATTGAATGCCATCCGGCAAAGATGAATCAATAAAATCAGCAGTCTGATCCCTGCCAATTATAGTTATTGAGTGCTGAGTATCATTGTATCTCGGTATCACTGCATCAATGTATCCAGTTAGCCTAACAATGCCATCTACTTTTATTCTTACGCTGTCATTGGCTCTAAATGGGTATGAAGAGTTAGGCTTTGCTGATGCGGTAAGGTTGAAGCTACTAGATGCGTGAGCCATATTTATATTAAGCTCACCAATTACGATACCTTGATAATCAACACCTTTGATTTCCACTGTAATCATCATCTACCCGCTTGTTATGATCTTTACGCTACCGTTTAAGCTTGCTAGCGACTGATCTGTATTTAGTCTGCTTATGATATCAAGGTTATCTAAATTGCCATAATTTAAATAAGTCAGTATTACAGCTGAAGTTAAGTTTGATTTAGTTGTAACAACTTGAGAGCTTGCAACATCAATGTCATTAAGCACTCTTAGGGCTATGTCTCTTGATTCAATAAACTGATCGTACAGTCCAATGCCTAAATTAGTGTCAAGAGTTGGATTGTAAACATTTTCTTGAATAATTTGATTGTTAGTTGTTGCAACCAAAAGGAGATCATCACCAGAGACTAAAGCGAATTGATTTTCAATGCTTGATATAGCCTCGTTAAGCTGATCGGCATTATCATAATTTGCCGCCGCCGCCTGCTCAAATGACGCAACGGTTTTTTGAATGTTATAAAAGCTATTTATTAGCGTCACAACCTGAGATCGATACCTTCTATCGGCCGTATCTTGCGGTATTTTTATGTCATTTTCGCCGCTAAAATTTCTTAATAAAACCTCAGTCGTAACAGTCAGTCCGCTCACGGCGCCAAAAAAACTATTTACTTTGAACAATAGTTCACTTGGGGCTCTAGCGAACTTAGCCGCCGCAGTATTTAGATTGCTGACAATCGATACAGCCTCAAAAATAAGCGAGTCAGACCCCGTTGCTGAGTTTATTATAAGCTGCATATCTTCTGCGACTTCTTCGATCTTATCTGTAAAAGTTCTTAGCGTTGCGGCTGTTTGCTCTGCGAAAGTAACTAAGCTTGCTATTCCGCTTTGCTCAAGCTCTGACCTGACACCATCAGCACTTGATTGAAGTGTTGAAAGCGTATCGGCTGCTTTTTCTGGTAACTGCTCGCCATCCTCGCGATAAAATGGGATAACAAATCTTATTTTACCGCTTTCTTTATCAACGCTAGATACATCATAACGACCAACTTTAACAGAGGCTACGCCAAAATAAGGATGCGATAAAATACCTGATCCGGTTTGGTTTAATGCATCAATTAAAGCGTCCCTTCGATCACGGGCGTTACCTTGCTGCTCTGTTGTATTAACATAGCCGACAATAGAAAACTCCGAAGGTACAAGCCCAAGTTGCTCGACAAATCTTTTATTGCTATTAACGTAATCATGGATCGCTATCTTGTGGCCATGCTTTGAAGATTCCGACTCAACGAGGAATGGAACATTTCTAAAGCTTATTGTGTCCGTTCTAGTTATAACGGTCCTCTCAACTGGTGCAGACATTATTATTAACTCCCCATTGATACGCCAAGATTTCCGACGCTAGGACCGCTTGAATCGACAGTTGCAGTCGCCTTTCCTTCTGAGTCAACCTTAACGTTAATATCAACTTTAGATTTAGATTCGGCAGTATCAGATCCGGCTCTCCATAAACCAAGTTTTTGAAACTCTTTATTTCGGTTGTCCATATCTTCGTTAAACGAGTCTACTGGGTTTAATAGTTTAAGAAGCTCTTTCCCGACGGATATGGCAGGGATCATATCAAGGCCTTTTAGTCCTTCATTGAGCTTTATTTCAGCAGGGCTTTTTGTTCCCTCCGGAGATCCGGCCTTTGGCATAAAGTAATCAGATTGACGACCAATAAAATCAGCTAGATTTTGAAGTTTTTCTTGAACACCGAAAGCAGAGTTTCCAAGTAAACCCATGTTTGTAAGTAGCACGTTAGTAGCCGAATCAAGCCTTTCTTGCTGACCTAAAACCGTATCTTCTTTTAGCTTCTGGATGCGCTCAGTAGTACCTAGTGCCGCTTTGTTTTCTGCGGTTTTCTTTTGCATTTTATCTACATTCCCGAGCATGATCGAGAATGCGCTGATCGCTTCCATTCCAGCAATAGCGGTTAGAAATTGCTCTTGATTTTGTCTAGGGACCTTTTTAAGTCCTTCATTTATTTCGCCGATAAGACTAGGGAAATCTTTCATTTCGCCTGTTAGCGAGTCGCGAGGGTTTACACCGATAGCGCTTAAAGCTGCCTGAGCCGTCTTATCAGCGCTCAATCTTGTTATGATTGCCCTTGTACTCGTTCCGGCCATTTCTCCGGTTACACCTTCATCTGATATGGTTGCGATAACCCCAAGCATAGTTTCAAGATCATAGCCCATCTTTGCAGCGATTGGCCCGACATACTTCATCGCATAACCAAGTTTTGAAACGTCTGTATTTGCACTTGAAGCAGTTTGGGCAAACATATCAGCAACAAGTGCCATTTGATTTGCTTGCAGACCAAAAGCCCTTAGTGAGCTAGCCGCAATTTCTGAAGAGGTTACAATATCAGTATCGGTTGACTGTGATAGACGAAGAACGCCGCCAAGAGAATCGATGATCTCGTTAACTTTAAAGCCAGCTTTTGCCATGGTGTCGATAGCGTCAGCAACATCGCCAGTAGTAAATTTTGTCTTCTTCGCTTCCATGAACGCGCTAGCTTTTAGCGCGGCTGATTGCTCTTTAGTTACATCACCCATTTTGGCCATGGCGGAAACCATTTTATACTCAAAAGAAGATCCGGCCTGATACGCTTTTAGCGGTATCATAGTCGCGCCAACAGCGGCAGCAATTGGGGTTAGCCTGCCAATTAATCCAGCACCCATCGCACCCATTGCCATTCCGCCACCGCCTCCGCTTGGTACGATATTTGGGGCTCTTGGCATTGTAGCTTTAAAGGCGGCCGCTTCTCTTTTTAGCGCCTTCATATTTCCGCGCGATATCGTCAGCTGATCGTTAAACCCTCTAGCTGATCTAGTATTTTGGCCAATCTTTTGATTTAGTTTTGTTAGCGGCCTAGCCATTCCATCATAAAGCTTTGCTGTCCGGCTTAAATTGCGGTTGTACGTTTTTAATCCGCCAGATTTGTTCATATCAGCTATAAGCTTTTTAAATGTCGATGTCTTATCGTTAATTGTAGATAAAGGAGCGCTATAATTATCAATAATCTCGTACACGTAACTAATTTTAAAGCCCATTTTACGCCCTTATCTTTTAGTTGCCTTACTCTCTCTCACAATCCTTTTTGCTTGATGAAAGAGAGTAGAAAGGCGATCAACTGGCATTGAGCAAAGAGAGTCAAAATTAACAGCCCCACCATAGATCATCATCAAATTAGTGATCGACTCTTCCCAGTCAAAATTTAAAGAAGGCAGGGCAGCGTAAAATTTAAACAGTAACTAGCAAATATTTCTTCAAGCTCTGTTTCGTCAATCTGTCGAATAAGATACTCGGTAAGAAAAACGCCGTCGTCAACCTTAACCAGATAGCAAGCATTCTTTGCGAACTCTTCAACAGCTTCTGCATACGCGCCAATGGGCATACCATCAAGAAGGGTTTTACGCATCCAAGCAAGATTGGCTTCATCATCTTTTTTCTTTTCAAGTGCCGTTTTATTCTCTTCATCAACCTCAACTTCTTCTGTTTCTTTTTTAAACTCAGAAGTTTCAGAAATTGAAACATGTGAAGCGGCTAAGATCTTAACCCGATAAAGATCTTCTTCTTGACTGACCTTTTTTATAGCTGCCTGCACAACTTGCTTCAAGCTTCTTGAGTATGCTCGCTGCTCATAAGATGGCGCAATCAGCTCAAGATCATGAGCCTCTTGACCGGATACGCCAAACTTATTTGAATACGTTATCGAGTTTCGCAAATCAAATAAAATAGCCATTAGAAGATCGCCGCCCCTTCCATTTCAACAGTAAACGATCCATCTTGTGCCGCTGCAATTTCAGGATCAGTAATAACTGTCATCTGATCAAATGCTTTAGAGAAACCAACGCGATTATCAGCCGCTAACACTGAATTTGTGCCTACTCCAGATTGCATCAATTCAAACAATTTAATGTTTTCAACTGTAGTTCGTAAGTCGAATGAGCAATATGATTTTTTAGTTGTGACATCTTCAGTGACAACAATATCAACGTTACTTCCGCCTGAAGACTGAGTTGATACGGTTCGCTCACCAGCGCCAGCCTTATACTTGAAAGAGCTTGGCACTATGGCAACGGTATTGTTATTAACTGTGATTGACGGGGTAGCTAAGCCTAAAATAGTAGCCATTTAGATCACCTTTTGGTTTACGTTAGATAGATTTTAATTAGTATAATCTTTCGTGACTCATTTTAACAATTAACTTTTATAACGCTAACTTGGCGCGCCGTCTGAAAAATCATAAACAATTTGAAATCTGTTTTGATCGGTCATTCCCATAGAAAGAACTTTTAAATCTTTGTGTGTTATGTTCGGGTTGTATTCTATGGACCATCTGTCGCGCTGCAATCGCCAGTAAAGGAAGTCATTGCGAACGTAGGCAATCATAGCGTCACTGTTCTGATCACTGGTATTCTGCTTTAAATCAAATCCAGCCGCAACGCTTGATCCGGTTGATATAGTGGTAATTACTTGCATTTCCATAATTGGATCAAACCAGTATAACTTTACATCGTTGTTGCTGGTTAAATAAATTATGATCACACGGCCTAGCTGATCGTAAGTTAAATCAATTTGCTTTATTAATTCAGTTTCTTGGAATAAAATTTCTTTTGCTCCCCAATAGCCGCCATTTGATCCGCGCAAAAAAACAAATGGTGATTCATAAGTTGCAAGCCAAAAACGTTCGGCTATATTTCCTTGAGAATCGCCAAGCACTAAAGGCCCGATTTTACATGACTGAATATCAATACCCTGAATCGGTTGCGGCTCTACAATTCCGTAGTTAATATAATCAAATGGATTAACATTTTCTTGCGCCCAATTTGGCGAGTTTGGGATTGCCATAATTAACCCCTTGAATATGTAAATTTAAAATCAAGCCTTAATCTTTGTGAACTTGTTTTTGGTATATTTGGAGTAAATTGAACTGCAAACAAAACAATTGATGCGTTTAGCCCCATCATGTTAAGAAGCTTAATTCCTCCGCTAACATTTGCCGCGCTGGGTTGATGCGTTATATCAAAATCACCTTCAAGCAACGTTGCTGAAGTATAAGTTGCTAATGTTGGCGTTGAATCGAATGTACTGCCTTCAGGCCCTGACCATGAAGCGCCAGAAGTAACAGGAAGCGAGCCAGCAGAGCCGCCATTTTTTCCAAAATAAAGCGCTTCCATAGTTCCAACGCCCCATAATCGAGGGTTTAGGATAAGACCAATTACAGTTGCATTAGTTACATTGGCTGGCCTTATTATGTAATTATAATTAATACCATCTAATGTTAAAGAGCCTGTTACGTCATCAAATGGGATTTCAACATATCTAATATGCGTTACTACAAGCTGATCGGCTGCGGTAACAGTTACAGTTGATGGCAAGATCGCCCTAGTATCTAAAGGATTTGATGTTATAGGGTTATTTCTATCAATAATTGTTCCAAGTTCTGATACGTTACCGACAATAGCACCAGAACTAAAAGAAAAAACCCTTGTGGCTGAAAATACGTGCGCTGTTGCTGTGGTTTCAACAAAAGCGACTGTAAGTGTCGAACCAATTTTATAGCCTAAAGGTGATTGAAGAGTTGTGTCAGTTGTAGCCGCTGGCGTAGTTCCCGATCCAACTCCACATACCTGTGCACCAAGATTTTGATTGAAACCTTCAGCGCTTTTGTTTGTTAGCCTAGAAAAAAAACCATCGAGAAGTAAGTTTTTAAAAATACCAGTGTCTTTTATGCATTCCCCATCACGAAAAACCTGAACTCTGTGTTCGCCTCTATTCTTAATATTTATCATATCGTTACCAATTCCCCGCCTGTAATACTCAAAGATTGATTTAAATTGTCGTTTATATTTTGAAATAAAACAACCTGTAGAAGTTCGCCGCCAGCGACAGATATTGATTGATCAAAAGTGTCTGTAATAGTTTTAAATATACTAGAGCTTCTTAGTTCGCCACCAGTGACAGATAATGATTGCTCCAATGTATCGCTTATATCCTGAAAAACAACTGGCTCTTGAAGTTCACCTCCAGTAATTGAAAGAGATTTATCAAAAATGTCAATTAGTGTTTTAAAAATAACAACTTCAAGAAGTTCGCCACCAGTTGCCGCGATGGATTGATTAAATTTATCTGATATAAAAAAAACGTAAAGATCACTAACTAAAGCAAGTTTTTTCCTAGGTATTATCCTTTTTGACAAAGTTGTAAAACTTTTACCTGTTATGCTTATCTTATTATTTAAAGACATTTAAAACCCCTTGGCTTGCCGTCCTTGGCATTTTATTTATTAACCAAAGTTTACGGTAATAGTCCCGATAACCACACGCAATTGTCCAACCTGAAGCGGCGCGGAATCAATAGTCACTTTACCGCGACTAGTATCAACAACCACAGACAAGCCATCATCAAAATTCTGCTCTGCAATAATGCCAGACTGGGTAATAACTTGTTGAGATAGCAGTCTGTAAAGCTGCTTCATAAACGCTCTAATAGAGGCCTCGTTTTCAATAGCATAGCCTGCACGTTGATCGCCATCAGTTAAGCGGGTTTGAGCGTATCGTTGACGCTGATTATTAACGAAATACTCTCTAATTGAAGAGCTTGAATCAACAGCGTTCAAATAGTGAAAAGTTGAATCAGGGTTTCCGGCTGAATCATTGATCCGCGTTGTAACCTGCTCACCAAGTATCACGGCATTTTTAGCGATATTTGGCCCCATAGTTGATGCACCATAGCTATTAATGGTCACTTCTTCAGTTGATAGCCAGCCGTTTGATCCATTAATAATAAGTCCGGTAGGTATGAGGGTGTTAAAATATGGTAGCGTTGAAATATGCATACCGCCGAAAGCATCGCGAGCAGATCCGCGAACCGATAAAATATCACTAATTGGTGCATCAGAAGTTAATCGAAGCGAGCGAACAGCGGCCATTTGTGCAGCAATAACAAATGACGGTTGCGCATTAGCCGAACCGACATAGGTAGCTGGACCAATAGATCCAAGGTAGCGATCAGCAATTAGATTTACTGACTGGCTATTAATTGCTAAAGCCGCAGCTTCAACTAATGCAGCGCTGGCAAAACCTTCAGCGTGAACTAATACACCATCAAGGACCTGATTTGTAGTATTGAAACGAGAGTCTAACCATTCTTTTTCATCATCAAGATCGTTAAATGTCGTTAACACTGTAGTATATCGGCGCTCACCAACAGACTCTAGCGCTGCTGAACGATCAACTGTGCCAGCCACACCACTAAAACCAGTAGCAACGGCGCTTAAACCAGACGGCATACCGCTAATGATCATTGGTGCATTTTTCATGCTAAGGGTGTTTTCAATCTGCGTTAAAGTAA